GTGAGAAAAAAACAAAACTAGGAAAAACAACCATGGAAAATAAAAGAAAAAGGAAACTACCTCGAAGACCTAGAAAAGAAGTGGATAAAAAAACTGGCCGGAAAATAATGACCGATGTTGTAAGAAGAGCTGATGGTTCAATTAGAGGCGGTAGAGTCCTTAAAGATCTAGGTCTTAGTAGACCTGATCGTAAACCTAAACCTAAAGCAATGACTCCTTTAAAAAGACCGGGAACTTTAAGACCATCTGATAAAGCTGCGATTAATAAAAAAATGAGAGTTATAAGAAAAAGCATGAACAAAGGTGGTAAATCAGATTTTGGAATGTTAAGCGTTAGAGCTGGTGTAGATAAAAATCCTAACCCAACTAAAGCAGATAGAATAGCCGGTGCTACTAGCCGTAAACCGTTAGCCAAAGGTGGCGGTTCTGATATGCATGTAACTAAAGACGGTCGCACGGTTAAAAAAGGTTTATACTACTATATGAACCGAGCTAAAAAAAGAGGCACAAGCCGTAAAGGTAAAGGCACAGTAACTGATAAAGCATTAGCAAGATCAGCTAAAACAGCAAAGAAACCGGTTAAGAAAAAGAAAGCGTAACGGTGCGCAAACAGGACAAGCAGCCACCTAAAACTAAAAAGTACTTTCGTGCTACTAAAAGCGGTGCGGGCATGACTAAGGCCGGAGTAAATAAATATCGTCGTGATAATCCCGGTTCAAAATTATCCACCGCTGTAACCAAGAAACCATCAAAATTAAAAAAAGATTCGAAAGAAGCAAAGCGTAGGAAGTCTTATTGTGCCCGTAGTGCGGGACAAATGAAGAAATTTCCCGGTGCTGCTAAAGACCCTAATTCAAGATTACGTCAAGCACGAAAACGTTGGAACTGTTAGACGCTAAAGCACTTGATTAGAACAGCAAAAAGAAGTATTGTCCTTAGAAAGGGAAATTAACATGCAACAAAGAATAGGTTACGCGGATGCAGGAATAGTTAATGCTGGCAACTTAAGATCGTTGCCTATTTCCGCTGCAGGGTCTGCTGCTGTAAATAGTGGAGTAGGTAGCATGGTAAAACAAGGACTCGGTTCTTTTATAAAAAAATTACCCGGTAGAATGACGGGAGCTGCAGGAATTCTATTAGACCCAACAATGTTGGGGGGAAAATATGAAGATCAAGAAATGCGAATGATCAATGATCCCAGTTTAAATTTTGGTTACGACGAAGGACAGTATAATTTTAACACTCCTATGTTTGAAGGTGGATTAACTATACGAGATTTACTTGAAGAAGGAGACTATTCTTTGGAAGAAATATTAGCAGCGTTACAAGAAGGAGATGAGTATTAATTATGGCAATAGAAAAAGACATGCCTTTAAAAGAGCAGATGAAATTTAATTTAGAAGCAGAAAACGTTAGTGCAGAAGACGTGGAGCTTATAGACGGTGACACGGAACTAGATGAAGACGGTGGCGCTACTATATCGTTTGGACCAGATGTTCCTGAAGAACAAGGTCACGCATCTAACTTAGCAGACTCTATGGACGAAGGTGACTTAGCAGAAATTGCTGACGATCTTTTAGAAGCCTATGAAGGCGACAATGAATCAAGAGCCGATTGGTCGGCAACTTATGCTGAAGGCTTAGGACTACTCGGATTAAAAAATGAAGATCGTACAGAACCGTTTCCGGGTTCATCGGGAGTAACGCATCCGTTACTTGCAGAGTCAGTAACTCAGTTTCAAGCACAATCTTACAAAGAATTATTTCCTGCTGGTGGACCAGTCAAAACTCAAGTTATGGGCGCAACTAATCCACAAGTAGAAGCACAGAGCGCTCGTGTTAAAGAGTTTATGAATTATCAGATTTCCCATGTCATGGAGGAATACGAACCCGAACTTGATCAAATGCTTTTCCACCTTCCCCTGTCAGGTTCGGCGTTTCGTAAAATTTATTTTGACGACAAGTTAGCGCGACCAGTATCTAAATTTGTATCTTCAGAAGATTTAGTAGTGCCGTATGATGCTACTGATTTAATGACTTGTTTACGTATTACTCATGTTATTAAAATGTCGGCTAACGATGTGCGTAAGTATCAAGCGTCTGGTTTTTATCGTGACATAGATTTAGCTGATCCAGCAGAACCAGAATCAAGCACTATCCAAGACACTATTGATGAAATAGATGGCAGAAAAAAAGTTTACACTAAAGATGACATTTATACTATTTTAGAAATACATACCGATCTTGATTTGCCCGGTTACGAAGATGCCAATGAGGCAGGTGAAATGTCTGGTATTAGTTTGCCGTACATTATAACTATTGAGGAAAGCTCATCAACCGTACTATCAGTAAGAAGAAACTGGAATGAAGAAGACCCACTTAAAAATAAAAAACAGTATTTTGTACATTACAAATTTCTGCCCGGCCTTGGCTTTTATGGTTTTGGCCTTATTCATATGCTCGGTGGTCTCTCAAAATCCGCCACCTCTATCTTACGACAGCTTATTGATGCCGGAACACTCGCAAACTTACCCTCAGGCTTTAAAGCTAGAGGCCTACGTATTCGTGATGACGACCAGCCACTAGTTCCCGGCGAGTTCAGAGATGTTGACGCGCCCGCGGGCGAGATAGCTAGTTCATTAGTACCGTTACCATACAAAGAACCATCTGCTACTTTATATCAACTTCTAGGTTTTGTTATTGAAAGCGGCAAGTCTTTTGCTGCAGTTGCTGACATGAAGTTAGGCGAAGGTAACGAAGTTAATCCAGTAGGCACAACTATGGCGTTACTAGAACGCGGTATGAAAGTTATGTCGGCAATTCACAAAAGAATGCACTCGGCACAAGGCAAAGAATTTAAACTACTAGCAAAACTATTTGCTACAACTTTACCACCAAGTTATCCGTATCAAATTATTGGTTCTGATCAAAATATTAAAGCCCAAGACTTCGATGCACGTATTGATGTTATCCCTGTTTCTGATCCTAATATATTTTCAATTACACAACGGGTAACTTTAGCACAACAACAATTACAATTGGCGCAAGCAGCACCGCAAATGCACAGTCTGCCTGAAGCCTACCGTAGAATGTATGAGGCGATGGGAGTACAAAACATAGAGGCATTGATGCCACCACCTCCACAGCCTCAACCCAAAGATCCGGCTTTAGAAAATGCAGAATTAAGTGTTAGTCAACCAGCGCAAGCGTTTCCACAACAAAACCATGATGCACACATTGTTGCGCACATAGCTTTATTAGGTAGTGCAGTAACTAAAAGTAATCCGCAAGTGATGACAAATATTCAGTCACACATTATGCAACACATTTCTTTAAAAGCACAAGAAGAAGTGCAGGAGCAACAACAGCAGCAACAACAACAAATGCAACAGATGCAAGCGCAAATGCAACAGATGCCTCCAGAACAACAACAAATGATGCAACAACAAATGCAACAGATGATGGCAGAAATGCAAAAAGAAGTAGCTAAAGTACAAGCGGAATTAATTACTGAATACATGGAAAACATTGACGACATGTTATCATCAACCCAAGAAGATCCATTAGTTGAGTTAAAACAAAAAGAACTTGATATACGTAGCGAAGAAAACGATCGTAAAGAACAAGAAGCTAGAGCTAAACTTGCTTTAGAAAAAGACAAGGCAGAGACTCAAGAATCAATGGACAAAGAAAAAATAGATCAACAAAACGCTGCAACCGCATTACGCGCAGCCATTGCTATAGAAAAACAAGATAAAGATTCTCAGCAAAAGACACTAGACAAAGCCGAAAAAATCACTAAGAATATAACAGACAGTTTTAGAGGTAATTAATGGCTACAACGAAATTAGTATATAAACAAGCGAGAAACACCCTTAAAAAGGCTGCACCAAAAGGACATAAACTTGCTTATATAACTCCTGTTGAAGCAGAAATGCTTAAAGATGCTGGTGGTTCTGGTGAAATGACTGAAGCAGGTATTCGTGCTTATCCTCCCGGTGGCAGAGGTAAAGGCAGCAAAGGTAACAGTGGCGGCAGCAAAGGCGGCAGCAAAGGCGGCAGCAAAGGCGGTAGACGTAGTAGCAGTAAAGCAAGAGGCAGATCTAAGAGCAAAAGCAAAGGTAAAGGTAGGAGAAGCAGTAGAGCAGCTTCTGCTCCAAAACAAAAAGCAGCACGAGCTAGAAACACACAAAAACAAAACGCAAGAATGAGATCAAAAGCTCCTAGCGGCAGACCTTCTATGAAGGACATAGGTGTTACTGTTTCTAAAACACCTACAAAACAAAAAGTTTCAACTTTAGACAAAAAGAAAATGAGAAGCCCTACAGCATTTTCACCGCAAGATGTAGCAGCAGCAATTGGTAGAAAATCTTTAGCCGATGTTAAAGCAGGTAAATTTAAATCTAGAAACGCTGCATATAAAGCTAATCAAGCAGCGGTTGATGCACAAAAAGCAAGATTTAAAGGTTACTCTCCTTCTAAAAGATCTGACACTTCTGCTATAGCAGGTTATGGTGGCATTAATCCTAAGAACATGGGTTTAGGTGTTCAAGCAGCTTATAATAAAGCACAAGCCAGAAACGAAACTACTGGCATGGGACTTTTGGATTCTGCAAGATTTCAAGTAACCAGACCAGAATTTAAAAGAGACATAAATAATTTAAAAGACCTTTATGGTAAAATACCAACTCCGGGCAATCTTGCTATGAAAGCACTTGGAATGTTTGGTAAAAAACCTGCAGCACCTGAAGGCACCACAGGAAGCGGCATATCTGGTTTTCTTAGTGGTTTAAAAGACAAATTTAAAATGGGTCCAAGTATGGTAACCCCTGACAGAAGAGGCGGCGGTGGTGGACTTAACAGAGAGAGTAATCAGGGCGGCGATGGACCTAACAATCAAATGATATCTGATATGTTACTTCGACCTACTGTTATGCCCGGCGATCCTTCTCCTACTGTTATGCCCGGCATGGAAAATTTACAGCAATTACAACAGAAATTTGGTAACGACGGCATAGGTAATTTGTTAGCAAGAGCACAACAAGTACCTACTACTAATTATGGTTATGGTGCTTCAGCTACTGCAGGCAGAGAAAATTTAGATAGATTAACTGCTTCCCCTTCTTATATGCCATTAAGTTCTTTCATGACTGCTGCTGACGGCGGGCGTGCTGGATTTAGTGAAGGTGGCAGCGGCACAGAACAACAACAAAGAGAAAATTTTTATGATTTTGGCTATGATGATTTTTTATCTTTAGAACAATACATGGGAAGTGCTCAAGCATTGAGAGATCTTGAAAGAAACGCTAACGGTGGTCGTATTGGTTATCAATATGGTGGCACGGGAGCATATCCTAGCGGCGAAGTTTACGGCGGTAATTATGCCCAAGGGGGTCAAGCACAAAGCGGTTCACCTATGGTAATGATGACTGGAGCTAACTCTGGGCTCGGTAATGTGTTAGAGCATTACAAAACTATAAGAGGTAAAATGTAATGAAGAAAGTTATACAAGTACTATGGATGGATTGTATTTAAGCGAAAAAATACTACGTATTATTCGCGAGAAGAAGCAACAAACAACTGATTATGTAATGCAAGGCGCAGTAGGGGAACCGGCTGAGTATGCTAAGATGATGGGTCGTTTTCGTGCTTTAGAAGAGATCGAAGGAGAAATCCAAGATGTAATGAAAAGAGGAGAACAAAACGATTCATGATTACAGAAATAGAAATAACAAAAAGCATGTTAAACGAAGCTCAGAACAAAGCAGATCAAATGGGAGTTTTAAATAACAGTATAACTTCAGGAGCCGGAAACATAGTAGGTTTTATAGGAGAGACAATAGCTCTTTCAATATTAGGAGGAGACCAAGACAACACTTTTAATCATGATGTAACTACGTTTGACGGAAAAAAAATAGAAGTAAAATGTAAAAAACAAACTTCAGATCGTCCGCCTTTAGAGCATTACGATTGTAGTGT